ACTTTGGCTAAATCGACCCCTAAGCTGATGCGTTTACCCGCAATTCTCGATTTCACGCTGTCCTGCATAGTGCCAATGCCATGTAAAATCCGTTTGCCTTCAGTCCGGGTTGTTTCTTTTTTACGTGCCGGCCATTTACTAACCACTTTGCCATTTTCAATAAAGCCCTGGGCTGAAAAGTTGGCATCTTTCATTTTGACGGCAGCACCGGCAATAATTCGGGGAGCATCGCGCATCAGCTTATCAACTTCAGTCGCATTACGGCGCATATCATCGGCTAAAAATTTCAGGTCGCGAGCCATTTGTATTTGATTTAAAAGTTCTTAACTTTGTTACATCAAAAAAAATAACCTTGGAAACCGCGAGGGGCTGAACACCTCAGGGAGCGACGTAAAAGGTTATTTTTTGTATTTTAATACTCCCACCCTGAAATCTTCAACCTGTTTTATTGACTCCAGCTTATAGAAGCTATCAACCCTACCTTGTTTGTTTACCAACATTACAATTGGCTTATCATCATAGTATTTGATGTAAGTATTGAAAAACTCTTTTCCGAGGTGTGTTTTTGCCCCCTTAAAAATGCCCCACACTTCATCAGGTTTTCCGAAGACATTGGCCGCTTCATCAAAATACTGGTATCGGTCTTTATCCAACATCTTTTGTTTAAGTGCTTGGTCGAATTTGGCCGTAATATCTAGCCGTTTGTCGGTCAGAGTAAACGTTCCGTTCGCTCCCTGACATTCTTTCCACAAGTTTTCGTAATCCTGCCTGTTGGTAATGCTACCCTGATAACTGGCCAGTTTCGAAGGATTGTTATACACTTCAACCGAAGTGCGCATTCCGTAGTGCTTGGTGGCCGATAGTTGCTTTTCAGCGGCATCTTTACTGGCTTTGTAATAAGGGTGACCGTCTTTGGTAAACACCTCCGAAGTACCCACATTATTGCGGAATTCTTTGGGCGTGGTTTTCCCTGCAATTTTTTGCGCCTGTTCGCTGTCGGGTTGGTCTTTTGGTTTCTGGTGGTTATAGTCGCGTTCGCTCAGTTTTTGAACGGTGCAACGGCAACGCCAGCCATTTGGTGGATAATATGAGTTCCAAAACGAATCATCGACCGGGTAAATCAAACCGTTCAACGACTGGTGGGCTTCACGCACACGGCTGTCTTCGCGGGTAACATACTTCAGATATGGGTACCGGTCTTTATCGGCTTCAATATCAACCCACAGACTTCCCATCGTTCCGGCGCGCATCACTTGCTGCCGTTCAACTTCGAGGTATTGGCCGTTGTATTTTTTATTGATCCCGAAAGCCTTTTCTTTGAATTTGCTGAACGGCACAATCTTGCCGTCCTGATAAACCGCATCGCGCAAAGCCATCATTTCGTCGAACGATTTAGCCCCGCTGAACGAAAAGAAGTTGTTTTGCACACGGTTGATCAACTCTGTATCGTTAACCGTCCAGTCCGCGCCATATAGCTCTTTTCCGTACCCTTTTTTATATGACTGCCACAGTCCGTAAGCGGTGAACTGGTATAGTTCGTATGGGATAGTGGTGGCAACGCCTTTGTAAATATCATTCAATACCGGATCAATGAGCGAATCAATAAAATCAGAATCACCTTCGGCTAATGTAATTGTATCATCAGTCAGCCCATCATATAAATTTATGATCGCCCCGGGATCACGACCGGGGCTTAGGCGAAAAAATCAGCCAGGCGTTTTAAAAAGCCATCGTTTGAATCCGATAGCTTTTGTATTGCATTTGGCGGTGTTGCCGCTGCCTTTGGCTCCCGTGCTTTTGCTCCTGTTTTAGGGCGTGGCACATTATAACGGTCATAGAAATATTCCGGATCAATCTCTATAACGTCATTCAGTTTTGTGTCAATCTCAACACGGTCTTTCATTGGGACTGAATCTTCATCAACGTACTTAAATGACCCTTCCCCCGGATTGTATCCGTGTAATTCAAGAAGATTATACCCTTGGGTATTTAATATTCGAATGACAAACCGCCGGTCAGCCTCAAAAATACCTTCTTCACTTTCGGCGTGTACCTCGCCTTTGTAGTTTCCTCCCTGGGCATCAACAGTCATAGTATTTGCCAAAATGATTTTACTCATTTCGTTGTTGCACCAGTCTGCAAAAGTTTCATGCACCCCCTTGCCGCTTTGTGAAGTTTTATTTTCTACAAAGTCGATGCTGCACGTGTCAGGCATGGTGATTGAGTTGGCCGACCCGGTCTCGTCCATTGCCTCATTTAACTCTTTCCGTGCGTTGCTGTCATGAGCCGGGAATTTTCCGACCCGGAGCGGGATGCCGAATATTTCACAGAAGGTTGCCCAATCACCAACATCTCCACGCTTGTAAATCACATAAGGCGCACACTTCAGCAACAATCCCAAATCATCTTCACGGCCAGCGATTAGGGTGTATGGCGGGTAAGGTGGAAGGGTGTAATCTATTCCGGCATTCAGCGAGTCACTTTCCTTGTATTTGTACTTATGCCGGGTTGGCTCCACGTGGCGGCGGTCAATCAGGGTTACCTTTGGCGTGCTCACTCCAGGTTGGGTAATATCGACCCAACACAACGAATAACCGTACAGCTTTGATTCGATAATGTACCGGAGCAAATTTTCAAATGCTTCAGTTTCGATAAGGTCGGCAACCAGCTCGTTTTCTTTTCCTTTAGCCTGAAAGATCAGCGGAGTATTCAAAATGTTGAGTATCCGTTTTTCTGTAATGGCCGTCAGGTGACCGTCGAGCATGATGTCATGATAAAGGTTCATGAGTTTCGAGCGGTCGGGATAGTCGGGGTCTTCAGCCGATTTAAGGGCTTGTTTCCACTTCGAAATATCTTTGTTCGTGCGGTCGTACGATGCTATTTTGATTGCGTATTCTGCTGCTTTGGTTGCCATAATGGTTACATGTAATTGTTTCTTTTTGTGTTTCCTGACCGGCTGATCTGGGTTGTTGGTATTTCGGTTTCGGTTTGCCCTACCAGTTTAGCGCCTTCTAAAATGAATTTTCCGGATTGTATTTTATCCAGGAGTTTTACTACATCCTCGTACTCCAGCCTGATCAGTTCGGGCATGGTATTACAGGCTTTGTGAAGCTTGTAAATGGCTATTGTGCGGGCAATGGCCAGTATTGTATTGTTTCGCGCTTCATCGGTTTTGCTGAACAGGTCGGTGCTGTCATAACGGGTACACACGTAGCCGTTAATTTCGTCCTGGGCTTCGCTGCAAGCGGTTGCTATCTTCGTATCATCGGCACGTGTGATGCCCGAAAGGATTTCGGTATAAATGTCCTGTGACAGGTCGGTTTTTGTAATGAATGGCATGTTATGGTTATTTTTAGAGGGCGACCACAAAGGGTCGCCCCTACGTTACATCCTGTTATTTCTGCGTTTTTTGTGAACTTTTACCTCGTTGCGTTTTTCGCCTTCGTAAACCACGAATTGCGACAGGTACGAAATGGCCTGTTCGTCAGCATCAGGACTGTCATCGTGCGTACTGTAGCCCGGTTCAATCCCTTTAAGTTGGTACAATCCTTCATTCATATCGTTATTCGCGAACTCAGCTTCATCGTAATAAATGCGCCTATTTTGATAGTATGGGTGGAGCCTGATAATGCGGTTGTATTTTTGCCCGGCTTTCTTTGGATTTTCAGAAACCACAATGTTTAAAGGCCGTTTATATTCCATTTCAACCAATTTTAAAGCATCAATTACTGGCTTGTTCCAAAATTGCTCTTCAACCCTCCAGTGCATAACAACCTTTTGGGGAAGCAGTTTTTCATATTCGTACATGAACCTTATGGCATCCTCCATTTGACACTGACGTACAAATGCTTTGAAGCACCAAAAATTAAAACCGTCTAGCCCCCAGCATTTAACTGCGTTGTAGTCATTTTCACCAGAATAGGCGACATCCCAAAACCCTACGATGTGTTTGAAGTGATCCATACGCGGTCTTTTTCCCCACTGGATCATTTCATCTTTAAAGATTTTGCCTTTTATAAGTTTTTTGTGGTTATACTCTGCCTGACATGATATAGAACCGTCATCGGTTTCCAGTTCCTTGTAATAATTGTTATCGTATTTTTCCGGCCATGCAGGCTCAAAAGTCTCTTCGTTGTAGGCTTCAACTAAATCTAAGTCCCAGTTAGGGTGTTTTTTCTCAAGTTGGTTTTGAATACTTCGAGGCCATGGGTCATTGTTTGGGTGTAAGTAGCGGCGGGTGTCGCCATCCATTGTCTTTAACAATGAACCTTCGATCCATTTAATAACTTTATCCTGGCGTTTCGGGTTGACGGCGGTTTCTTCATCTTCAAGATCATCACAAACAATATAATTCGGCCTTATCGCCCCTTTACGCAAACCGCGCGGGCTTTGACCCATCCCAAGGGCTTTGCCAATAAATCTGCCGTCTTTTGTTTGGAAATCGCCTTGTTCCCAACTGCCACGCAAAACCTGATCTCCAAAATAGTGTATGATCCGTTGGTTGCTTTCGAATTCAGCCTGAACATCAGAAAGCAGCGTTTCTGCCATGTCGAGGTTGTTGGCCACAATAACTTCGTAAACTGATTCTCCATTAATCCATAACCAAATCGGAATAATTGTATCGCACCAGACTGATTTAGCAAGTCCGCGCCCCCATCGTACCAGGCGACGAATCTTTTTATTTTTAAGTACAGCCTTTGCAAGTCGAATATGAAACCATGAAGGCTTAGAGGTGGCATAGTGTGGAAATATGAACTCACACAGGAATGCCGGGTCTTTTTTGAGCCGGTCAATAATTGCTTTTTTTTCTTCCGGGGTTTCAAAAGGGTTTATTGCCGTTCCTTCTTTGATGACCTTCAGCCGCTCAAGATACCGCTCCTTTGCCTGTTTGTCTGCTATCCGCATTACATGCTGAGTTTTAGGGAAGCGTCATGGATGTGCTTTTCCTGAAAATCGAGCGTTTGCATGAAAAGCTTTGGATTGTAGTGCTGAAGGGCTTCGAAAATACTTTGCATGACCTCCAGATAAGTTGCCAGCGGAATTTTAGCCTCTTTGTTGATGTCGCGCAGGGTTTTGTTCCACTTGCTTACAGCATCATCCAGCTTCGAGATGTTCTTTCGTATCTCTGAAACATTTACAAGGTCACCGGCTTTTTCAGATTTGACCAACTCACGGCTCAACTGGATGCGTTCCTCGGCCAAACCAGAAATGATGTTTTCGATATTCGAAATGCGTTGCGTTGGCGACGTATTGCGCGCATCACGCTCCTTTTTCCAAAGTTCATCATCAGCATTGATCCAGCCTGAAAGCGTTTTCTCACTCACATTAAGCAACTGGGAGATTTCCTTAGCGGTTTTTCTCTGTTCTACAAACAGTATACGTGCGGTCTTGCGCTCGCGGTCTTTTGCCATGATACTTGTGTCGTTAAAACAGCAAAAGTCACGATCTGAAACCGGGTTCGAAACTAGATTTGGAAGGCTTGCACTTTTGTTTGAAAGGGTTGCAACTTTGCTTGTTAGGCGTGTTTTTTCGATTGACTTTTGAGCTTTCAAACAACGCAGAAGCGATAAAAATTAATCAGAATTGCATGGCTAAAACATTCACATTCGTACTTTCAGATGAGTCATTAAACAGCTACGGTTTCAGGGTACTGACCGATGGCATTGATACCACCTTGTTTGAAAAGAACCCAATCGCCTTATGGGTACATGCCCGTTCATGCGGCTGGGATAAAAACCGCGAACCGCTTCCAATTGGTAAATGGGTGAATCTTCGCCGCGATGGCAAAAAACTGATTGCAGACCTTGAATTTGATGAAGATGATGAGTTTGCCGTTTCGCTGATGAAAAAGGTTGAAAAGGGTATCATCAATATGGTTAGCGCAGGGCTTCGTGCAGTTACTACCAGCGATGATCCGTCAGTGCTTATCAAAGGACAGACCCGTCCAACTGTTGTTCAATCGCTTCTTATGGAATGTTCGTTGGTCGATATCGGTTCAAACCGGAATGCCCTGCGGTTGCAGGATGAATACGGTGCTGACATTAACCTTAGCGACCGGGACAGCAACCACATGTTACCACTACTCAGGGACATTAATTCTCAAAATTTAGATATGAATTTACGTGAACAGATTGCTCAGGTATTAAAGCTTCAGGACGGTGTTTCGGAAGCCGATATTTTGTTGGCAGTTCAGAAATCGGCACAAGATGCCATTAAACTTTCTGACCTGAACGGACAAGTGATCACTTTAACTGCCGATAAAACACGGTTGGAAGGTGAATTGAAAACCTATAAGGATGCCGAAACGGCAGCTTTGGAATCAACCCGCATCAAACTGGTTGATGATGCTATTGCAGCCAAAAAGATTACTGCCAGCCAAAAAGAAGATTATCTGGCTTTGGCTGAAGCCAATTTTGACCGTACCAAGAAAATCCTTGACGGAATGACCGGGGTTATTCAACTCGGCGACAAGGATGATAAGGGTGACATTAAATTGGGTGCCTGGGATGCCAGACAGGAAGAAATTAGAAACAACCTTAAAAACAAATAATTATGCCAGTTACTATTGAGACTATTTATACGGCTGAGGTCGTAGAGGCATTACTTACCAGGGCATCAACCACCAATGAGTTGGTCGAAGGTGGTCACGTTCACATGGAAGTCGGAATTTCTGAAAAAACCACAATTCCACGCATTCGTATTGGGGAAGTACTTCAGAAAGTTGTTGAACAGCCTACCGATGAAGATGCTGAAGGGACTTTTAGCGCGGACGAGCGCTATTTGAAGCCAGAAGAATTTATGGCTTTTACAACTTTCAACCCTAAAATTTTCGCAAAGTGGTGGAGGCAATATCAGCCTAAAGGAAATCTTGTGTTTCTTGAATTGCCTGTGAATGTTCAAAATGCGATGTTGGCTGAATTGGCTAAAACTGTAAAATTTGAACTCGGTGACCATTTTGTAAATGGTGTTTTGGGTAACGGTAAAAAAGAACTTTTCAATGGTATCATTTACCGGGTATTGAACGATCCTGACAAGATCGAACTTGACAATGCGGTTGCAATTACCAAAGAGAACATCTTTGATAAATTGAAAGCCATCAGAGCCAAAGTCCCAAAAGCACTCAGGAATCATACAGACCTGAAAATCTTCATGAGTATTGAAGATTTTGACAAATACGATGAAGCATTGACTGCCCTCGTAACCAAGGGTGTTGATGTAAGCGAAATCAGCAAAAAAGTTTACAAAGGCATCAAGCTTGTAACACTGGCCTCATGGCCTGAAAACCTGATTATTTGCACTATTGCAAATATGGATCAGGAGTCAAACTGGTGGGTTGGTATTGGCCTTTCAAGTGACCAGGATGCAATTCTTATCGACAAACTTACGAATGCCGGTGAGAAGTATTTCTTCAAAATGAAAATGAAAGCTGACACCTGCGTTGCGTGGGGAGATTACTGTGTCGTTTACGACGGTCGTGTTTAGTTAACCAATTTAAGGATTTTTTTCATGAGACGGATAGTTTTAATTTTAGTTGTTTTGATTGCTTCGGTACTTGTTACCGAAGCTCAAAAACTGACCAGTG